CAGAGGCTCATCATTGCAGCTTCGATCATATCATCGTGGAACGGATCTGGTGACAGCTTGACGGCAAAGCCACCATTGACGTCGAGACCAACTACGTCTTGACCAGTTGACTGTCTATCACCACTACCAACCTCATCGGTAGGAGCGGTTCTGGGAGTCCCTGACAGGCTGTCGGAAAGGACACGAGCCGTCCCGATGTTGCCAGCCACGTCAATCTGTCCCATTACAACTTCTTTCTTGTAGGTCGTTCTGACCTGATCTGAACTAGACATTCTATTTTACCCCTTGGCAGTGAATTCTACCAGTATGTTTAATTGATACCAACCATCGACTTCGCCTACGGATATTACATCTGCATCACGGTAGGCTATGCCGTCATGAGAACCACTGAAAATATTAACCGCTTCGTCTGCGAATTGCTCTTGACGAAGTGTGCCTCTTCGAACTGGAGAGTATAGCTGTACACCTACCAGACCTATTATCTCCCGACACTCGCCGAGTCCATTGTACTCGTTGGAGACGAACTGAACAGACAGCCTTGCCCAGTTCTGTTCGTCAGGTGTTTTATATGGCACGTTCTCGAAAGCAACATTGTTATCAGACCAGTTGCTTATGAAACGTCCTTCAATCGCTTCGCGTATAGTTGTGAAATTCATGATCCCAGCTTCAGCTTGGCCATTGTAGCCGCTACCATCACTCCTGGATTGCGGCCTCCATGTCCCTGTTCAATTGGGACTGCATATGGCAGATTGTTTTTAATAGATATATACCTCGGAATCTTCTTGAGTTTTGATGCACTCAACTTCTTGCCCTCCGTTGTATTGACGTATGCTGACATCTCTCCCTTTGTCCCTTTGACTTCCTTCTTTTTCGTTGGTGAGCTGTCTATTCCTACGAGCCAGTTGCCTCGTAGACGCCCAGTGTCTACCGGAGACCTTTGCACCACACCGGATAGAATCCTCAACGCGATCTTGCGAACGTGCTTGATGCCGATGACATCTATCTGTTTTCCAAATTCTGGATCTTTAACCCAGCCCATTATTGCCTCGTGAACAGAACCCACAATGCTTCTGCGGGATCAGTTTCTACCATGTATACGTTCCAGACCTGCCCATTAATTACAACAGAATCTTTTGGTGCAGGAGTTACGATCAAGCCCAAAGAGGGAACTAAGAATTTCCGGTCTCCAGTCTCTGCAATTCCAGAGCCGAGTTCTGAATCTGTCAGAACGTCTTCGACTATTTTAATCGTGTGGTCAACATTCGTGACCGTTGACGCGCCACCCGCCACATACGAGACAGTATGCTGCCGTAGGATGCCATCAACAACCACATCTCCCATAGCCTCGAATACATCTACTGGAACCTGCTTGAACTCGTCCCTCAAACCCATTTCAATTTCTCACCAGCTTTCGAATACCAGCAGTCTGCGAGAAAGAGCACTCGCCTGACAGAAGCATCTTGACATCACCTTGATAGTCAACATCACCTCCACCACCACCTTCAAAGAACTCGGTCTCTTGCTCAACCGAACCCGCTTTCTGTTTCTTACGCTTAACTCCCGTTTCAGTCGAGCCTCCTCCACCAGAGCCTAACAGTGTCTCGTCAAGGTAGTCTTCGCCGAGCAATGCGTTCGCATACTTGATGTTCTCGGATGGAACTGTGGGATCGAGATTGGCGCAGACGAGGTTAGAGTCTATCCATATGCGACCCCAGAACAATGCCTGATCCTTCTCGGCACTCGTTGCTGCTTGCCATATAACTGAATCTGAGAGGAATGCGTCTGCCTCTGCTATCGTGCAATACGCTTCTTGCAATGCCATTACTCTTCTCCCCACACATGAACACCCTCATCTTCAACGTCACCAGACGCTGCCGCTATCTCATCCAAGTTGGCATGAACTTCGAAGTCGAAGATATCAGTACTCCACCGGAAGCCTCCCGTCATGTGTACCCTCCCCTGCATCTTCCAATCTCCGACTTGATCCAAATCGCCTTCTATGATATTGTACTCCATCTTTCCATCGGAGCCGTCACTCGTCAGCTCAGCGGTCTTTGTGACTACCGAGCCATCATCCTTCTGAAACATGATCTCCAAATTGGTAGCACTGGATATGTCAACAATGTAGCTCTCTCCGAGCGAGTTGACACCGTACACAGTACCTTCGAACGTAGTGCCTATGTCGCCTACGTGTATCTCATTTGCAGCCATTAAAGGTCTCCAAGTCTATTTGCTGATAATCTGTGATGTGCATCTCGGCAGACTCATTTTGCTTGATGCTATAATCTACCATGCTGTATGGTGTTGTGTTCATTCTTTCACTGTGCTCCTGATCAATGAATAACGGAGCCTTCGTGTTGTTCGTTATACTCGGTGGAGCGAATAATTGCCAGCCAAGATTCACGTTGAAGCACCAGCGATCAGCAAGGAGAACCTCAGCAGAATACTTCATGAGTATAGGGAAGCCTCTGAACTGATAGTTGCCACCCTCTGCATGAAGCTTGTAACTCCTGTACATATCTGCTTCGCCACCATCCACAACAAACTCACCGCTATCCATTGGCATTCTTTTGTTGTGTAGAAGGCCAGTGTCATTGTACGAGACACTGAACTCGCCACTACCCATAGGGATTTTATAGTTGCGTAGTGCATTGATAGGATATAGATTGACGGTATACTGGCCTCCCTCAAGCCTCATTTTCAAAAGCTTACCGAACCCGAGGTCTTCACCCACCAATGGAAACTGACCGCTACCCATGCCCATATATGAGAGCTGTTTCGCGAGTCCTACAACTCCTCCCACGAAGAGGTATTGACCACCCTCCGCAATCATAGTCTTGCGTCTCGCGTATGTCAGGTCTCCGCCATTGAATGCGAATGACCCAGACTCACAGACCATGTTCTTCCTGCGCTTGTGGCCGAGGTCTCCACCTACCACATTGAATGCACCTGATTCACAAGACAGGTGGAGGTTCTTACGAAGTAGTGATACGTCTCCTCCGATATAAGGGAAGCTTGCGCCCAGTGCTATTACCTCGTATTGACCCTCCTCCGAATATGCGAGGATGACTGGCTGGCCCTGAACAATAAATGATCCAGACTCCATAGCCATTGCATAGGATCGCGAGAACGACAGCTCACCGCCATTCACATCGTAGCTTCCGTCTTCAAATTTCTCCACAAAGGTTTTTCTGAAAGCTACGTCTCCACCATTGAGTCCATAGATTCCCGAGGCGAGTGTCTCACGTCTGCTGGCAACGAGGTCTGCATCTCCTCCATTCACATTGTAATCACCCGAGATAGCGATTATCTTGCGAGTGTGCGTGAAGTCAATATCTCCACCTACGAACGGGTAGTTGGTAGCCTCACTCTGCATCTTAAAGTTACGCATCAAATTGGCAGAGCCACCATTGAAAGCGAACGACGAGCTGCCCATCTGCATAGATGGCTTCCTCGTCATATCAATGTCTTGACCATTGAAAGCAAAGTTGGTAGACTCCATAGGCACTGGTATGCCTTTACGCATTATAATATCTTGGCCTAGGTATGCATAGTCTCCGCTACCCATCTTCTCGACTGAATCTTTCTTCTGTTCTGCCGTGTGTCCATCCATATTGAACGAGCCGCTTTCGCAATTCATCGTATAGACTTTGACGTTAGCTTTGACATTGATACCTGCAAGGAACAGGTACTCGTCCATTGAGGTTCCGTCAAAATAGATGATTCCCAACTCGACATAGTCTCCCCAAGTATACGAGACGTCCAGCTGAGTTTCGTCAAGTGCCATACACATCTCAAACTCGATGCTTGTGTTGCCTTCAATCGTGACCTCGGCAGACACTGACCCAGCGTCATAAAGCTGACCAGCAGTGAATCCTCCTGACGAGATTTGTTGTGTTGTTGCTGGTGCGCCAGTAATAAATGTTGAGTCGAAGAACATGAGTGGCACGTCTACCTGTGCTGGGATTGACCATGCTCCACCATTGACACGCTGGATGATCGAGAATTCAGACTTCCTTGCTGTCTCACCATTGACTTCATAAATAGCGAAACGAACACGACACTTACGAGCGTCCAATGCGCCAGCGGGATCGAGCAATGTAGACTTGTCCGTGTCTATGTTGTCAGACCACGAGGCCCCAGCCTCATCACCGTCATCATTGCGAAATCTGAAATGCTCTTGTCGTAGATATGGGTCTAGCATTTGACCCTCGGGAAATCAGGATCGTCATGCACAGCCCTCATGATGCGCTTGTAGATATGCGTGTTAATGTTGACTCCGAAGAACACGGTCTTGATTCCCTTCTCCATGAGGTACATATCGCACCCGTGTCTGTCACCGCAGCACCATTCATCTTCCGGCATAAGCCAGTAGAAGTCAGCACCGCAGAGGGTTCTTCTGAACCCGTCTACGATCTGATTGATTGCGATTATCCCAGTCTTAGGCAAGTCGTCTCTCGAACCATTCCATGAAGAATGATCGAAGTAGTAGACCCTGGACTTGCCATATATAGACATGAGATCAGCCGATTGTCAGAGTACCGTTGCCAGTACCATCATCGAAGTCCGCGAGGAATTGCTCGAGGTCTTGCAATGTAACAGCTGCTCCGGCGTATTCCCAGAAACCGATCAGAGGCTGTCCTGCGCTACTGGAATTGTACAATACTGCCCACTTGAAAGGGCCGATTGTACCACCACCAGCTGTGAATAGGGCGTCAGCGTTGACGAGTTTAGCAACTCCCGCAGCGTCAGTGTCGTCATATCGTGTGACAGCCACCTGTTCTCCGCCAGCAGAGTATCCATTACCAGCAGCAACTTCGGTGATGTCCGTGAAGACGGAGTTGCCAGCAACTGGCTGAATGTTCGTGAGCATCACTTTGAAGATGTGCGTGTTGAAGTCATGCTTGGCAGAACCGATGTCTGACGTGAATGAGTCGAATTTCTCGTAAAGTGCCATTATTGAATCCTCTTTATAAACCTAATATAAAAACCAAAAGATTGACCAAGCAAGAACCCACGCGAGACAGAAGACTCGTATAGTCATGCGATGATTTCGGCTATGCCTTGATAAGCTATGCGTCTCTTATCGTAGCTATCCGTGTGTCTGTTTATGATCCGAGTTATCTGATCAATGTGTGTGCATTCGTGACAGCCGTTCAAGAACCAGAATGCCATTGCCGAGACCAGACCATACTCGACTGTTGTTATATCCTCTTCTAACTCCTCGGCTGTGTGCTGAATGGGGAGTGACTGGCCTATCTGTTCATAGTTGGCGCGTCCAGTAAGTTGAAAAAAGCCGCCACCCCGAAAACGATAGCCGTCCCCAGAATTGATACCAGAATTACCAATACGATCAGCATAGGCATGATTTCCAATATCCACTTGATTCGCTTTGTGTCCACCACATCTACCGTGTTTTCTTGCAAGGTCTGGATTGCGTCTGTAATAGCCAAAGGTTTTCATCAGACTATCGCAGGAGTAGTTCAGGTTCTCGCGGACTGATTTTAATTCCGATCCAACCTCGGCCAATACTTGCGCTAAAAAAGCATTCTGCTGGAACGGTGTAGTCAATCCATACTCGGACTCATGAAGATTGAAGACCGTAATGAAGGCCTGTATATCGTCAGGTGTGGCACTCGTGAAAATGAGTTCCAGCTTGTCTACATTCATTTCCCACCATCCCATCTATCGAGCCAATGGAGACCTACTTTAGCAGCCCAGCATAGGGCGAACACAACAGGCATATTCACCGCGAGAAAGAAGACTACCACATTCATGTCTGCATTCATTACCAAGCCACCCACACACCGAGTGCGATAACAGCACAGGCGGCTACCGCTCCCATCAGCATCTTGCAAAGTATACAGACTACATCCGTCATACAGCCACGCTCACTCACTTCTTGCATTCTCGATGTCCTCCGCATGTCCCTCTTCGACTTCACGCCGCCCCTTTCTATCCGATTGCCTTGCGATTGCTTGTGCCAGTATCCGGTTCTGTTCCTGCAAGCGTCTGTTCTCTTCTGCTCGATTCTGTTCCACAGCCATAAAGAACGCTGACATGCTGTCTTTGGAAGCGACTTGTTCCAGATAATTTGTGACTTCCAGCAGAGCAATTGCTCCCAGAATGATTATCGAGGCAGCGAGAATCCATCCCTTCTCTGCAGGAGCCATGTTCCTAATGGCGCTATTCCCCATCTCGGAAGCAGCTTCGATGTATGATGAGCCATGCGTCTTCTCATCTGGTATTGGGATGCTTCGATGTCCGTTCTCATCTGTCACTTTGGGATAACCGTGTCAGCATTCCCGTCTCCATCGAAGTCGATGTTGATCGAGTCAGCGTCCTCAGTTACATGAGGCGGACTACTCGCAGATCCAGCCAGCGTTGTATCCGGTAGGCCATCATGGTCGAGGTCAAGAACTCCGCCACCTCCGCCTCCACCATCATTCCGGTATAGCACAACATTGTCCCAGTTGTATGTGGCATTAGTTCCGATGATAGATATGCTCGTATGCAGGTTAGACGCTATGAATACCTCCTTGTAGCTTCCATTTGCAGCCGCTATCACAACCTCTTGGCCTCCAACCTTAATGGCCGGAGTGCCTCCCGAAAGATCAGTCAGATCAAATCTTAACGTATACTCAACACCAGTTTCCAATGGCTCCGTCAGTGTAGACTGGAATGCAACTGCTCCTACCGCGAACTTCTCGCAGCGGTTGTTCGCTACCCTGAAATATCCAGCGTTGTATGTCCAGCCCTCGTCGGAGTTCTCGTCGAAGTGACCGTTGAAAACAATGCTATCCACTACCAGCGGCTCAACATCTGTAAAATAGAATGGGATCTCATTGCCAATCTCGCTCGTTAAATATGCGGCGAGTCCAGGATAGTTTGCTCCATATGAGTAGCTGGGCACCTGCTCTGCCAGTTGTATTGGCTGACCATCACCGAAGTTAAGGAACCCTATTGAAGGAGGTTGCTCCAGCAAATCTTTTCTGGTAATTCCAAGATCGACTCGGATAAAATTTTCTCCGAACGAAGCCACTTGATAGATGACCTCGCCGCCGAGAGTATCAGGAGAGATTATGCCGCCAAAGTTGAACCCTGCATTGCCAGCACCTCTGTCCGCAGGAATCATTGTGAAATGAGTTCTAGCTTTTTGAGGAGTTGGGATAAGGGTCAAATCTTCAATGACTACCCTTGACACGTTCGTGTTATTCAAAACAATCAGGCTACATAGGTCATTCTCTGTTCCTGACGTTGCCACTTCATCGAATGCTCCAACACCATTGATACTAAACCAATCAGGCGAACCCTGTCCCAGTCTCACCACAATGCGTCCGCCAGTTCCGTCAAAGGCAGTTACATTCCCAGTAAGTCTATACTCCCTTCTCGGCTCAATCGGTTTGAGGCTGAGGGCTGGATATAGATTGACTGAGGTATTGAACTCGTAGGAATTGTGGTTGAGTCTGACCCATCCATCACCAAGATCAACATCGAAGACTTCCAATGGAGCGATACCACGCTGCATGCGCTTCTGACGAGCTCTCCATAGGGCGTGAGCAAGTCTCTCCTTGTATGCGGGAGAGCCTTGCCATGCGTGTCTGAGTGGCTGTATGTTGAGAGACATTAGGCTGTCATCGTCAAGTCGACTGCGGAGCCTCTTGCAACAATGGCGTCAGCAACTGGGGATTGTGAGGCAACAGGCTCGGTAGTACCAGTCACAGTACCTTTCGTCAGCTGTACGCTGTGAATGGCATCTAACGCTTTCGCGAGATCCATGCCTACCACATCTGGAACTTCGATGACGAGGTTGAGTAGAATGAAAGCCCACATCACCTTGGACTTGTCGTGTTGACCTCCTGGGCCAATGCCAAGCTGACGCTTCATGTGTGCTGTGATACCACGATGGCCTTTCTGCAAAACACCAGCATCCACTTCAATAGACGCTGGCAGGTCGCTCTCAATTATGAGAAGATTACCTTTTAAGGTGGCATCTGTAACGAGTGCCATACATTACCCCTCTCGAATGTTCTTTTGAATCCTGCGTTGGGAGACGAGCATCTCGGCAAGAGAAGGCTCAGCTGAAGGTGAGGTTTCCACCTCTTCAACCTCGACTACTTCTTCCGGCTCGTCCGCTTTTGTATCTGGGAAATCATCTGACATTGTATTAGTCTCGTGTGGTGGAAGGTGCCATCCTTGGCAGGGCTTATTAACTGATTCGATCAGCCGTTGGTTTGCAGAAATGCCAGACCGACATTCTTGCGTTCAACAAAGACACGATCCCACTGGTCTGCTGCGGCGAGTTCTGCATAGGTCGCAGTGATGTCTGCGATGCCAGCATCTGCATACGCGAAGCCGTAAGGGTGGATGATCTCCGTAGCACGAGAGTGCAGGATGTCCTGACCACCACCGTTGCCGGAGGTCGCATCACGCTCGGTCTCAGAAGGCTTCAGCGGAGTGCCTTGACCATACGCTACCGCACCCATAGCGAACAGGATGGTAGTGTAGACGAAGCCTGAAGTACCGCCAGCTACTGGTACAAGAGAGTCGTCAACAATAACGACCTTGCCCAGATAGGTTGGGATGTTGACTTCACCACGAGCGTTCGGGATGAAGTCGATCAGGTTCTGCTTTTGCAGGTTAGTGAATGGTACAGAGTGCATACCAATAGCCGTCAGGTACTGCGAGTGGTCTCCCATAGTTCCGCCAGCGTCAATGACTGCTTCAGCGGAGATGAGATTCACACCAGTAGCTGCGTCACCGTCAGCAATGGAGATGTTTACAACCATGTCGCCAGCATCGTTAGCGATGTTGTCGAGCATTACACCTCGGCAGGTGTTGATCAGACGCTTCTCGTTGTTGACCGCCCAGAACTTGCCAACACGATCAGTGATAGCCATGAGAGGATCGGAGAGGCCCAGTTCTCGCGCCAGATCCATCGTGCTCCAGGACTCATGCATATGAGCGGTAGCATAAATCTGCTTTCCGGAGGTGATTTTCTTGGGAGCGGACTTGTCAGCTGGATCGTCATTGACGTAGTTCGGTTCGTCATTGGCGAGGCCGTGGAAGAATGGCAGGTCTCCAATATGACCAGCACCAGACGCCATAGCGTTAATGCGTTGATCCAGCTGCATAATGCCAGACTGGACAAAACGGTTCAGCTCAACTGCGGCTTCTTGAACGGCGGCGTCAAAGATCGTAGGATCATAAACGTCAGCGAGCGTTGCAGCAACTGCTGAAGTGGTAGGTGTGTAACTCGGGATAGTTCCAAACATTGTAAGGCTCCGGTGTAGTCCTGCCGGAGATAAGAAGCCGAGCGAGGACAAAAGATTAGATTCATCAATTGCCCCGCTCGGCCTTGCTTTGCGGAGGTGTCCCCTTGGGACTTCGATATTCAATGCCCTTCAAAGACCTCGGCCTCACCTCGGTCTCCTATCGCACTGATATCTGGTTGGCTGACACACACAATTGATGCACCCCTCAGGTACACGAACCGGATCAGTAACCGTTCTCGCGATCATACCATGATTAATGGCCGCATGTATAATTGAACTTTTTTATGTGGCCATTAACCATGTTTATCTACGCTGAGCCCTGCGCAGGCTGCTGTGCAGGTGGTGCTTGTTGCGCGAGAACCTGCGCTCGTGCAGCCATCTGCTCCGCAAGCTTAGGATCAGACCTCCGCATTTTAGCCTGATTCGTCAGGTTATATGCCGGAGTACCCTTGACAAAAGGATTTACCACACCACCTCCTCCAGAAGTACCCTGACTCCCGCCACCACCTCCACTGTTGTCAGCTGAGAATGCGACTCCAAAGCTTTCGTCTGCCTTGAACACGTTGACGAGCTCCTCGATTGACATCATTTCGCCAGCCTTAGATTTCGAGAACCTGTTCTCGCCGTTCGAGTCAACAACAACAGTAGAGTATGCACCATCATTCTCGACCATCTTCAGCTGGGCCTTGACGTGCGGCATTAACAGCGCAGCATTGCCTCCAGCCTTACCGATGAACTTCATAGCGGCATTGTCAATCAATTGCTCAGCCAGTGCTTTCTCGACATTAGTGAAACGAGTCTGCGAGCTGTCCATCTCCTCCTGATGCTTCTTCACCAGCTCGATCTTGAGCTCCTCCCACCGCTCCTCGGCCTTCATTTTGGCTGTTTTCTTCTCCTGATGCTCGCCGAGCAATGTTGTCCACAGCTCCTCATCGAAGCCGTCTGGCATCTTGCTACTATCCTTCAACGTGCGAATCTGCTTCAACAGATCCGTGTTCTTCGTTTTCAGACTCGTATCCGCTCCTGAAACCGCGCTCGAGATCAGATCATTGATCGACCCCTTTACATCCAGCCCTTCTTTTCCTTCGGCGATTGCCGCTAACAGTTCTTCTATTGTCATAATAAGCCCTCGTGTGATTAAAGAATAATATACGTCTGCTCACACAGACGAGACGTATACCTAGTAAACCTTGGATGGATCTGGTGTGAAGTCCCTCATCCTAAACTTGCCCAGCAACTCATATTCGAGTGCCATAGTGTCCAGTGCAAAGGTAATGTCTGACGGCCTCCCTATATACTTGCCATCCTCCTTCATGAGTGCTGGCGTCCCACCAGTTGCTGCCGTCTGATTCAACAGTTCGAGCTGTACGTCTCGTGGAACTAGCTTGAACTTAACGGAGCCAGTCTTCTGATAATCGTCAGACAAGATCCTGATCTCGCCCTTTACAAGTTTGATTACTACCATGTGCCGCCTCTTCTCACGTTTTCAATGACGCTCAAAATGAGTTTGAAGTGTTCTGGATCTTGCAAAGCAAACTGAACCATTGCGTCAACAGAGGTGAATTTCTCAATCCCCATTGATATGACCTCCGATATAAAATTGTTATTATACACAGAATCACCACTACCAGACAGCTTCCTCCACTCCGTCCCGTTGTATCGCTTGCCTACATACTCGGTTATAAACTTATCCTCATATGCTATCTCCCATTTCTTGTAATTGCCTCCGGTCAGTTTCTTCATTGAAACAGTTTTACCAGTTGTAGACCTCCTCTTGATGAACTCCTGCGCTGCATCACCGAACATCTTATTTTGCACTTCAACAAAGTGACCTATCTCATGCATCATTACACGGATAGTCTTACTGTCTCCCGTGTTGACGAACCCCTGCCAGAGCTGTGCGTAGGCTCTGTCACCATCTGGCCCAGTGTCATACGTCATCTTTTTAAGGGAGGGTGGCAGTTTGTTGTTGAGCAAGCCCTTCATTCGAAGCACACCTTGGTCAGCCGCCTTCACTCCAACAGTGCCGAGGTTTTTACCTATTGTAGTGTCGATCTTAATATTGTGAGTTCCGTTCTTTTGAAGGTTGTCCATGTCCTTAAACAGATACTTCACTGAATTGGCTATGTCCTGATGCGAGTGCTGCATCTCGGCATGTACACCTCGAATCTTATCGTCAACAGCGTTATACTCCTTCTCCAACCTTCTCAACTCTGCAAAATTATCACTTGATTTTGCCACTCGTATCTTCTCGTAGAATGTATTGCTTTCTGCCGTCAGCGCATCCATCTGCTTTTCAAGAGCTATACGTCTATCCACCAGCTTGACCGTGTTGTGTCCTTCGACCTCCTCTAGCAGAGCCTCCTCTGCGCTCGTGTATACTTTACCGGACTTCCCTTGGTAGCTACCCGTCGAGTGCATCGGTTTTGGCTTGCCTAGGATGGTGAGCCTAGCATCTACTGCAGCATCAGTGGCTGTTCTGAATGCTCCTCCTATATGACGTACTCCTGCATCATCATAATACACCGCTACATAATCGTTCTTGCCAGTCTTCGAGTTGACCCTCTTATGAATTCTGACCCTTGTGCCGCTCGACATATCGACTGAATCTGGCTTGAACCCTAGATGGATCTCGTCATATGTGAAGTCCCTCATCTTGGACAGTGATGGAGCACCACTCTTTGTGGGAGTCGCTTTCTTTACGGGAGCCTTCTTCGTTTTCCCAGCTAACCATTTCTCGAGTACTGCATCTCGCGCTTCTATTTTCGATCCGTACCTACCAATGACCTTGCCATGCAGCTTAGCTGTATACCTCGTCAATCCAGTTATAGGATCGAACTGACCGAACACTCCACCCAGACGCTTCCCTGTATCGGGGTTCATCACTGGCTCAATCAACTTCATCTTCGTACTGGTAGGCTTTGGCTTGGGCTGTGGTTTTGGTTTGATCTTCTTCAACAGAGCCAGACGAGCTGATTCCCTCGAAGACCAGTACATGCCCTCCGGTGTGCCATCCGTCTTAATAGCCTTATACTTGTAACTGCCATCCTCGAACTTGACTCTGTGCGTATGTCCTACCTTGTTGCCATCCACGTCGAGCACGTCTACATCTACTGGCGTGGTCTTGTCTGGCTTGATGATAGGCTTCGGCTTTGGCTGAATCAGCTTGGTCTTGCCAGTCACTGCCGCAGCCGCATCGTCCATCGAGTCGAACCAGCCGAGTTCCTTACCATGCTTCTTTGCATAGAACCTGCCGCCTACCTCCCATACTCCACCGAACCTTTTGCCAGCGTCATTCTTGAATGTCCGAGTTACCTTTATACCCTTGGTTGAGAATGAGTTTGCCGAGACAGGTGCCTCAGCCAATGCACTCCTGATCATGTTCGACTGCTTGACTACCTTCTTCGTGTTCGATAATGACTTGATTCCTGATTGCCTTCCATCCTTCGTTGTATATTTGATGTTGCCAAGCTTACCCTGCTTCCACGCTTTATATCGCTTGTCTGACTTGAAATAATCACGCACGAAGTCTGGGTTCTTCTTATCCTGTTGCTTCAACCAATCATTGAACTTCGTACCAGCCTTGGCAGTCTGTCCTCTCTCTAACTTGTCTGATCCCTTTCGTGGCTTTCTAACCTTACCTGTTCTCGTGGTTCTATCACCTTTTTCATACCCCTCTCCTGCTCCAACTGATGGGCGTTCCGCATCAAGAACTTCTCCTCGCGTTTCTTTTGGGACATACGTTGAGCGACAGTTCCAGTGCTGTGGGATTTCAGGCTGAGACGGATCTTCTGCGGCATACGTTCTACCATCCAACGAGCCGCATACCTCAGTCGTTCTAATGTCGAGTGTAGCAGTGTATTCCACCCAGGGAAAGATGTCTGAATTTTCATGGTAGGTCTTCATCCTCGCTGTTTGTGCATATGTCTGAAGCCCTGTCCTGACCTCACTCTGCACGTTTCGTCTCGCCAGATCGAATGATTTATCAATCCTCTGATGTGCTCGATCTAGCACTTTAAGTTTGCTCTGTGCGCTCCTCTGGGAGAACCCCTTTCCATACGCCTCACGCAGAACCTTGTTAATCTCAGTGTGGTGTTTGGCAGGCACCTGCCTCAGTGGACTGTTTGCCACATACTTGATATTGCCTTTCTTCCCCATCCATATAGCCGGAGGGTTAGACACTATTGATGCATAGACCATAGCGGCTGTAGGTGAAGTTACGAGGCCCGCAGTTGACGCTTGCAGTTGCCTCGTACTCCACTCTAACTCTGATCCTATCAGATCCCTGCCTGACTTCACGAACTGCGACTCCAATGAGTCATACGTCTCGCGAAGTGATACCGTAATTTCCTTGAACTTAGCAGCACTCAATCTACGAGCACTGTCACTCGTCTTCGTAGATTGTAATATCCGGAGCACTTTGTTTCGTTCTACTTCTAGCTCACGGATCAGCTTCGCCTCAACCGTGTTCTTATAACGGTCGAGATGAACCTGCCTCCATACTGCGTCATCTTTACGGTTCATGACTTACTCGGCTGGAGGTACCTGCGCTGGTGGTACTTCCTCTGGTGGCGTCAGTGGCTCGCCTCCTTCATCGAAGCCTTCCGTATTGATCTCCGGCACCTCATCCTCAATGCGGTCTGCTTCATCCTCCGCTGAATCGCCTTCTTGCAACATTCCTGCGCGCTCAAAGTTATCGAGCATAGTCTCCTGCGACAAGGCTCCCATCTTCCATAGCTCGCCGAGAACCTTTTGTTGAGCTGGATCGTAGGTCAGCTTCTTCAAGCCATCCTCCATCTCCGCCTCTTCGTTCTCGTCTGTCAGTATCTCGCCTTTCTGGAAGTTGTTGGTCAGCGTCTTGTAGGTGATTGCACCATCTTGCCATGATTTCACCAGAGCGAGAATCATAGCTGGGTCAAGGGATGCTGGGAGGAAGTCCTTGTTTATCGAGACACTGGACTCACCGTTGCTAGTCCATTCTGATGTCACATTGATAAGGAAGTTGAAGTCGTTGTCCAGCACATCCACAATAGAAGCCAAGTCACTGGTCTCGCTGATGGACTTGATCTTGGAAGCCGTAGCAGTGTTCTCCGAAAGTTCAGAGATGAGCATTCTAGCTCCTAACATTGCCATCTGCTCCTCCATGCTTTTCAACTCATCCATGATAGACGTGATACCTGCACCTGAATACTCCAACATGCCTACCTTGGCATTGTCCTGCTCGATCAACCATAGCTTCTGTGGGCCAATTGACGAGGGAGCATTCGGATCTTCTGGATCTACACCTGTGACGTATGGAGTCGGCAGTGCTACGAAGTGAAGTGCATGAGCATGGTCAGCCTTCGTCCTGTAATGGGACAGATTCAGATTCACGAGATCCAGTAAGGGTGGGGAGACAGCATCCAGCGTAGTAGATTCGGTCTGATGAATAGAGAACGGTATCTCTTTCATCGCAGAGCCTGACAACGTAGGAATGAAAGTGTCAGTCAGAGTATCGTGTCCATTCTTACACGCATAGACCTCCTGCTGGTAGACGCCTGCCTCATTCAGAGACAGTACACGAAAACGCTCTACGACTCCCCATTCAACAGCAAACTCATCCCGCTCCGACAGGTACTCACGAAGTACAACGTAGATCAGCTTCCCGTCTTGATATGACCAGTCCAGAATGTCCTCGGCTTTGAACAGTGCCCAGTATGGTCTCGCCCCAGCAGCGTCTGCCTTTGTTGCTCCTTCCTTGACCTTGGAATACTCAACTAACGTACCTGAGCGGCCTACTGTCAGCACCTCATTCAGAACGTCTTTGACATATCCATCTATCGAGGTGCCTGACCTATCAATGTTCTTGATGGTATCCTCGAAAGCATCATTAGCTTCAATGATGGAAGGCGAGCGCATGACCACGCCAGAGTAGCCTGTAACGGTCTTGGCCATAGCGTTGAATAGGCGAGCGCGCAGTTTATATGCTTCATAGTCCTCGTCAGTCTGGTCGCCCAGCTTTGGTAGGTATACTACTCCTGCAGCATGTACAGCATCTTGACCAGAGCGGACATCTCTACACCGCTTCCACTGTGCCGCTCGCTCCATATATGACTGGTGAAACGTAGTTGAAATACTCATTCTTCTTCATCCTCTTCCACGGTTTGCATTATGAGCCAGAACAACATGGCCTCGTCTGAATCGAATCTGAGCTCCGTCTGTATCTCGGCGTCTCCGATCCTCTTGTGTGTGATTATACTGCTCACTAAAATCCTCCAATGCTTCTTTGTCTCAAATTTGGTTTAACGACTGGATACAGATAGTTGACCATATACCCAGAGCCGTCTACCCTGTTATCGTAGTTGCCATCCTTCAACGGCTGGCCTGTTGTTATGTTGTATGGCTGTTGTTCCAGCGAATCAGCATACACAGGACAGCGTCTCGTATTGACGTAGTACATACGCTCCTCGAAGCACTTGTTCATTGACGAGACCCTGTCCTTGATAAACGGGTTCTTGGTCTTGGCCTTCACACTAAACCCTCCGGCCTTCAATATCTTGATGTCAGATGTAGAAGCTGATTTGCTCGTAGTTCCGCGTCCACTTGCGTCAGGGTAGATGGTTATATGGTGATCTGGGTAGGACTCGTTGAGAGTATCCACCATGTCAGGAGTATCTCTTAGTCCAAAGAGTTCATCCACTGCATAGAGGATTCCCTTCCTTTTGATATGCACAACTGCACACATATCATTGACGTTGAAATCCATCCCTATGTGGAGAGCCTCCTGTGGCCGAGCTGTGTATCTCGTCTCCAGAGTCTCCCGATCATACGCGTAGTAGACACTGCCAGCCTGTAAGTTGACGAACTCGCCCATCAGGTACGCTTCGATCAGTTGCTCTGGGTATTGGTCTCGCAGATTCTGGATGTAATCTTCCGGCAGGTTAGCCGCGTTTGAGTAGGTAGACATCTGGATCAGAGCGGAGTCCGGTAATTTCTCTTTCTTGAAGAGCTGGTGCGTTGCCTTGAACCCTTCTGGCGTAGTAGTGACGAACAACTGATTCTTGCGTCCTAACGGGTTCTTCTGTCGGAGCCTAGCACTGATCTTGCGAAACACATGTAGAGCCTTGTCCGTTCGCAGTACATCGAACTCGTCAAGGAAGGCGTCTGCCACCTCCCAGCCTATGATCGACTCGGGCTTCTCCATTGTCCTGCAAAAGATTTTACCGAGTCCCTGTATTCGTATAACGTGCTCGGACTTGTTTATTTGATATGGCAAGCCGAGCCTCTCCATAAAGTCCTCGACCTTCGGATACCAGATGTCACGTATCAGAGGATAGGTTGGAGCGAGATATGCTTGATGTAATCCTGGACTCTCCATCATGTTCGACAACATTCTGGTGAGTGCTACCTCTGTCTTACCTGAACCAAAACCTGCCACTGCTGCGACATATTTATTCTGCGAGGTGTAGAACTCACTCTGCGGTAGTGTTAGGTTAATTTCCATCGAATCCTACGACTAGCTGTCAGCCCCGTGGCGCGTCCCGTAATCCGTTCCG